GAACTTCTCTCCTGTTGACAGCACATGGTACGGGCGCATCCACGACGGAATAGAGTTGAATCCCACCGCACTCAACCGCTCCCGTGCGTCCGCAGCGGACTCAAAGTGGGAACACACTGCTTTGGTTGGATCCCAAACCGGATCCACTGGTGTGCCCCACTGCCGCAGCAGAGACGATTTGCCTGTGCCTGACGGTCCCACAATGAGTCCGATTCCAAACCGTGACGGCACTGTTCCCGTTTGCGGAACGGTAAAAGTGCTGTGCCCGTCAAACGCGTAGTCAAACGCAGCAGACAGTTCACGAACAGTGTCGTCAACGGTTACGGAACACGATAGAGTCTGTGGGGTTTCGTCAAACAGGGGCACAGGTAATTCCTTACTCGGTTCCGTACAGAGTACCGCGCTCAAAGAAGCGTTCTTCACAGCCCTCAAAACCAAAGCACTCATGGGCAAAGTGCTTGATGATGTTTGGATCAAACTCCTTGCACGAATACACATCAAGGGTAATGAAGTGCGTTGGTTCAATAGAGTGAATCTGAATTCCGCTCTCAATGAGTGGAACCCATCCGCTCACGCCTGCCTTCTCGGGGTAGATTTCCGCTCCGTTCTTGTCTCGCGGCGCGTGGATCACCACAGGGGGAGCCATGCGGGTCATGCCGATGCGATCCACCAACTGCTCAAGAAAGCGATAGGTGAGTTCCATGTCGTCTGCCACTCCTGCGCGGCAACCGTACATATCAATGAAATACGAGTATCCAAATGGCTTGTTCATGTGAAAAAATCCTCTAGTGTGGGCTTGCCCTTCAGTGGCTTGCCTGAAATCATCGCGTCCAAATCGTCTTCGCTCAATCCTAGTCCTTCCGCAAGTTGGCGCACAAACTCCCATGCGCGTTCGGGACTGACCCGCTCACTATACAGGCGAAAGTGTTCGGGTGCAAGTGCAATCGCTTCGGGAAGCAGTTTATCTCTTTTTGAAATGTTCTCTGTACTCTCAAGTATCCTCAAATTCACGGGGTGATGAAGACCACCGTGAGCGAGAGGAAGAATGTGATCTATGTGATATGCTCGTCCTGTCTCTCTTTCAAGTTCTTGACGAACGCGCTCTAACACAAGCAATTTTTCTTTTTCTTTGGAGGTCAAAGTGACTTGTGCGTTTTTCTTTTTGGCTCTTCTTCTTCTATAATGTTGTTTAATCAATTCAGGATTGCGTTCACCCCAAGCCTTCCTTGATGTCGCGCACCGCTCACGATTGCGTTCACGCCAAGCCTTGGTCGTTGCCGCTTTTCGCTCACGATTGCGTTCATCCCAAGCCTTGGTCGTTGCCGCTTTTCGCTCACGATTGCGTTCACCCCAAGCCTTGGTCGTTGCCAATTTTCTTTCACGATTGCGTTCAGCCCAAGCCTTGTTCTTTGCCAATTTTCTTTCACGATTGCGCTCATACCAAGCCTTGTGTGCTGCCTTCTTCTTTTCGGGATCTTTCCACGGCATACCTCACCCCCGCATCGCTTTCACAATCTTCTTCCAATACTTGGCAGTCCCACTACGCAGATGCCCCTTCGGACCACCGTTGTGGATACGCGCCAACTGCTCAAGCGTCGCGCCCTTCGGAGCGTACCGTGCCCAGTACGCACGAACAACCTTTTCCGAGTACGCCTTGTCCATGCAGTCCTTGTACTCACCACCGATTGAAGGGTCAAACTCCACGGCATCGTGCCAGTAAGTTTCCCAAATTTGGTAGGGTCCAATGGCTTTGCCGCCGTCGCCCACAAGGGTCTTGCCCCGACCCGACTCCACGGTGTACATGGCGTCCAGTAGAGCAGTAGTGTCCACGGTGGGGGGAACGCAGGTCAGAAACAGTGAGAGAATCACACCAAGCATGGGGAGTGTACCTTTCTGTACTCAAGTAGTGCCAAATCTTTGGCTTTGGCTTCAACCATTACATCGTACTGCACTGTATCCGACAGGGCAGGCATCTTCTCCCGAATGTAGTCCGAGTGGGCTTGAGGTCGTGCGTTGGGCTTGGACTCCGAGTAGTGAACCTTCGGAATCTCGCAGAACCCGTCCCATGTGCTGAACGCCATAGCAGCGGCATCGCGCAGGGACTCCTGTTGGCAGAAACGGTGGTGGTGAATGTCCAACACCAGTTTAATGGTGCAGTGCTTTGCCACTTCCTTGAACAGTTCCGTCATGCTCCACATTGTGGGCTTGTCGTCGTTCTCAAGGGTGAGCCGTCGCTTGATTGCAGACGGCAGCGCACAGAATCTGTGTAGGAACCGTCCTGCGGTGGAGTGCTTGTCGCCGTACACGCCGCCCATGTGGATGTTGATGGCAAACTCGTCGCCGTAGCCCAACAGGTCACCGATGAGCGAGTGCATTTCCAAGCACTGCACACTCTTTGCAACGGTGTCCGCGTCAGGCGAGGCAAGGCAAGTGTACGGACCAGGATGGCACGACAGGCGCATACCGTGTGCCTTTGCAAACGCACCGGCGGCTGCAAGGCTGCTGCGGATGGACTCCGCGTGGGCAGGCTGCAAACAGTCCATGCTGTAGCGGAGCGTGGGGTGATCCATGAACGGGAACATACCGCTGCCGATACGGAAAAAGTAGATTCCGTTTTCGGCATTCCACTGGAGAATGGGCAGCAGATCCGCAGCGTTTCGCGCACCCAGTTCACCCACACGCTCAAGCGAAAATCTGTCCATACGCAGGGTACGGTCGGTGAAAAGCCGATCCTTCGCCTTGCGTCCCGCGCACAGGGACAGGTTTTGACAAGCGTAGCCGAGGTGTCGGATCATGGTGTAAGTCTACCGGGAACGGGGAGGGTGTCAAGTTTCAAAAATTTCAATCCGCCTGTTTTGTCCCATAATAATAGTCGTCTGTGTCTTCGGTGACCCATTTGGGATAATTTTCAACGGTCCACGTGTGGGTGTTCAATTTTCGGTTGATCACTAGTCCAGACTTTACTGTAAAGGACGGATCCCGCACCAGTATGCGGTTGTTTGGCTGTATGGCGTAGTTGCCGTTGTCCAATTTTATGAAGTGTCCGCACTTGTGCTGACCTGGTGCTTCAGAGAATCCGGTGTCCAAAGTATTGGAGTCTCCACCCACCCAGTCAATAGTGAACAGGTACTCACCGCCGTACACCACCCCCCTGCGAGAAGTGTACTGCATCCGCTTGTTACGCAGCACGGAGAACACCGTGACCGTAGCCGTGTACGAGAAGCAGTCCCACAGTACCAGTTCGTCCAAGGGCATGGGTTCCGCGTCTGGCTTCCAACAGAACGCCGACACAGGCATACGCCACCACACTCCACCGTCCTCCATAAGGAAGTGGAACAGGGGAACACGGGACGGAATGGAGGTGAACCCGAAAACCAAACACGGGAACATCGTGCCGTGGGAGTCTTCCAAGTTCCGCAAGTACTCCCCCCGTACATAACACTCTAGTGGGGGAATATTGAGGTTGCTCATGGGTTGGCGTTCTTTTCCTTTTCCTTGTCGGACAGGTACGCAGCAAGCAGCACCATGTAGTTGATTACATCAACACAGGTGTCCTTGAAAGACTCGTCCTTGATGTGCATCTTGCCTGCACGAACAAAGGACGACAGGCGACTCATCTTGTCAGTGAGGCGCACCATGAAGCCCTGCTCCGTTTTGCAGATGCCCATTGCTTCCACGCGGGTAAAATTGGCAAACGGCTCAATGCCTTCGTTGCCTGCGTAGTCGCGGTTCTTCAGGCTCATCAAGTCACGAGCCTCTTTGCACAAATCAGAATGAAATCCCAACAGTTCATCACGCGTCATATTAAACTCCTGTGCTACCAAATCCTCCTGCCCGATCCGTTTTCTGTGTGGGTCGGGTAGGTGTTTCCACGATTTCGTAGTGGGCACACTGCACCAGTTCACCTTGGGCAATACGCTCACCGTGCTTTAACTGCACTGCAACCCCTGAAGCGTTGTACAGGGGAACAAACAGTTCCTCCACGTAGTCTGCGTCAACCACTCCCTCTGCGTTGATAAGGGTTAGCCCCTGCTTCAGCGACACTCCTGAACGGGGGTGAATCCGCACAGAGTACCCTTGGGGAATGTCTAGCACTAGCCCTGTGGGTACAAGCACTCGTTCACCTGGTTCTACACGGATGCCCACGCAGAACTCATCCGCAGTGAATGTGCTCTTCTCGTTCCACTTGTTGTACATGGTGAGCGTTTGGCTCTTCAGATACGCTTGCAGATCAAAGCAAGCAGAGGCTGCGGTCTGTACTTGGGGAACTGCTACATCGTCACGCAAACGGTAAAACTTTAGTGTGTTCATGCCGAAAAGGTACTCCAAAAGATGCGGTTGTCAAGTGTCAATCTTCAACAAGTGGTGGTTTTTAACCTTCCGTAAAATCACTCCCTCGTCCACAGACACGCGATTAAGAAACGAGACTCGTCTGCGGCGCAGCACCACTCCCTTGCCGTTGCCTTTGGGACTAACCCTATGCTCTGTATTTTTCGTAACCAGTTTTCGGTTTCTGCACTTTGGCGTAACCTTGTGGCTACGGTTTAGCACCTTTGCTCTCATCGTGTGCCCTTGGGCTGTACATCAAACCGACCGTACAGAACTTCGTCTGTGGTGCTGCCCTTTGTAATGTCCAAGGAGTACCACCACTTGCCCTGTGGAATGTAGCCCATTGTGGTAGCGTCCGCAGTGATACGGATTCCGCCAGTAAGTGCGCCTGCTGTTTCGCCTGCGTTAAGGGTAATACCACCCGCCCCACTTATTCCACCAGCAGCAGCAGTCCACCCTCCAGTGACTCCGCCACCAGTCACTCCCGAAACGGTGATTTCAAGGTACTTGGTGTCGGACTTTGGATCCGGACGCACGTGAAACCGAGCAGTGTATCCGGTAAGGTCTACTCCGTTCCCGTTTTCGTCCTGATACTCCACGTGAAACTGGAATGTGGAGTGTCTTTGGGTTGGAATGTCGTAGTAGCCAGGTGATGCCATTACTTTCTCCTCTTTTTGTCTTTCTTATTTATAGAAGTCAGACCCGTGAGAAGTGACTGTGTAGGCTGCAAGTTTATGACAGGAACACTGGGTGCTTTTTGCTGTGCCTGTGGCATTTGCTGACCAGTCTGTGCAAGCCGTTCCTTGTACGCTGCAAAGTTCTTGGATACGCGATCTGCTTCAGATTGGGGCAGTTTACCGTCTCGCAGGAGTTTATCACACGCATACGCGCCCAATTGGTAATTGTGAACGTAGAAGGCAGTTGATCCCAGTTCGTCCAGTGCCATCCACTCGTAGATGTTGTTGTCAATAAACAGAATGTCGTGCTGTGGATACGGGATTGTAGCCGCTTCCTTTGCAAACAGATACGCAGCGCGTGGGCGACCGTTCATCCGCAGGAATCGCGCAATAGCGTGTAGTGGCTCTGCACGACACGGACGGTAGTCGTAAGCGTCCAAGAACTTCTGCTGAACCACCGTCCACGGCGACTCCTTTTGGATTTCGCACAGGGCTACACGGAACAGGGAGTAGTAGCACTCTTCTTCCCATCCACCCATCTCTACACGCTTGTAGTACGCTTCAATAGCCTTGTCCCACTGCTGTGAGTCAAAGTACGACTGTGCCAAATAGAACTGGTAACGGGTGTTTGTGGGATCGGTCTTTAGTGCTTCAAGCAGCAGTTCTGCGTCCTTGGAGTACTTTTCCACGGGGGTCACATTACCGTTTCGTTCCTGTCCAAGGGTACGGGCTTCAAGGAAGTAGTCGCCGTCAATCTTTGCTTGGGTAAGATTGGGCTTGTCGCAGTGCGCGTACTCGTGCAGCACACCAACGTACTTCCAACCAATTCCCGTCTTGAAGATTTGGTTGCGCCACCACACACAGTTGTCGCGTCCGCACTTCAGAGCGTAAGCGTCGTGGGTCATGTTTTTGCCGTTGGGGAACTTGAAGTTGCCAACAACTCGGTCATCGGCGTCGATCATCCACGCGTAGTCAGCCTTGCCATCGCACAGGGAAAGGGCTTCGGTGCGGTTGTGACCAAAGTTCTGCCACGGGCTTTCAATGAGTTCACCAGGGATTCCCTTTTCGGCAAAGTACCGTTTGATGTACTCTTGTGTGCCGTCCGTGGAGCCTGTGTCCACGATCACCCAGTAGTCAATGTGGGGATGAACAGAGTCCAAGCACTCATGCAGGATCTTCGTTTCGTTCTTGACGATCATAGAGAGGCATACTGTAGACATTCACGATCTCCTTGTACGGTTATTTATGCTCGGCAATCCAGTCTTCAAGACGAACTTGTGCAGTCCATCCCAAAACATCTGTAGCCTTTGACGAGTCTGCAAGACTGATTCTTGATTCGGCAAGACGAGGAGGAACAAAAACAGTTTCTCCACCCATGAGTTTTGCCACTTCATTAATAGAGTAACTGCTGCCAGTACCTATGTTGTACACCTCTCCCCACGGAAGAGTTTTTGCGGTCGCTGCCAATATATTTGCGTTCACAACATCTCCAACATAAGTGAAATCACGCCGCTGTTCACCGTCACCCACAATTGTCATTGGTTCTCCTGCGGCTCTTTGACGCAAGAAAATACCAATAACGGGAGCATACTGTCCACGAATGGGCTGACGTTCACCATAGACATTGAAATATCTGAATGTCACGGTTTCCATTCCGTAAAGCCGTGCGTACATTTTGCAAATACTCTCTCCCGAAACCTTGCTTACTGAATACGGATTCAGGCAGTCTGTTGGTGCGGTTTCTAGTAGGGGTGGAGTGTTGGCAAGCCCATAAGCAGCCGATGTGGAGGAATACACCACACGCTTTACGCCACACACCCGTGCACACTCAAGAACCGTAGCCGTGCCAATGATATTGTTCTCAAAAGCCTTCAGCGGGTCTTCAATACTTGGCTGTATACGAGCATCGGCAGCAAGATGAAACACCGCATCTTGTCCTTCGTACAGTTTGCGAACCATTGTGTAGTCGCGCACATCGTACTTGTAGTTCCGTGCGTGTTCGTTCCAATAGAACTGTTCGTTGGAATCTGCTGATTCGTTGTCAATCACTGTAACGGTGTGTCCATCCTCAATCAGACGATCTACAAGAGTGGATCCAATGAATCCTGCTCCACCTGTTACAAGTGCTTTCATGTTTGTCTCCGATGTACCTTATTCCACCACAGAAAAAGCCATGATCCCGCCACGAACATGGGGAGCATCAAAAATCAGTTCGTATTTGTCGGTGTTCTGCAAGGCGTGTTCTCGTATCCAATTGCACTTTCTAGCCCGTGTATCATCCAAAACCACAATGCTTGAACGAGAAACCAATTTCAAAAACTCACTTTTGGTGCTGAACTCTCCACCGTCAAGTATCAGTAAATCAATATTCGTTGGAAGATCCTCGACTACATTTGGGCAAGTTGCCATACCGTCAACATCTTCTTTGAACCAGACTTTTTCCTGATCAGAAAGATCAGAAGAATCCATTTCAGATTCGTCAACAACTCTCCCGTGAACAAGAGAAGCCCACTCGGGAAGGCGGTCTTTCCATGCTCCACAGGCATTTTCATACATCTGCGGATTGGACTCAAGCGAAACAAACTTGATGTCGGTCTTTTCGGACTCCAAAAATCCCTGAATCACACAGTCCGTGCTGCCCATTCCGTCCCATGTTCCTATTTCTACAACTGTTTTGATTTTAGGATGTGTCTTGCAGATTTCTCTCAAGAAGTTTCCCAACCAACTATCAAGTGTAATCTGTCCCATGATCACTCTTTAAACTTTCTACCCCACCAAGAGGCTAGCAATTTTGAATAATTCCAGTTGACGCTCATAATTCTATCGTACTCTGTATGTAGTTTATCTTCCGTAATCTCACTCCAATCGTCAACGAAAAGAATCGGGAGATCAGTGAAGTTTCGATGTGCAGCAAGTCTCTTGACCACAGGAATTGTTCGACAATAAAGAGACTCCCACAATCTATGGGTGTCTATGCCATTTCCTCTGGGGCAAACACAAAATTTGTGGTCAACAAGTTCGTTCAAGTATCCATGTATATCCGCAAGATTGCTTGACTGTTTGGCAATGGTAGTACCCCTGCAAGACTCGGACAGGGACTTCATCTTTTCCAAAACTATTTCTCGTTCCGAAGGATAGGTTGAAGTTCTGAAGTTCACATACAACAATTTGGATCTGTTGTTTTTTGTATTCAGATTCTTGAGATCGTTTGCTTTTGGAGTAGCAGGGCAGTACGGAGGTCCAAGACCTAATGGTATGGGAATAGCATCCTCCCGTTGGCTAGTTGTGTTTGATCCAAAAACCCTTTTCACACACGACGGCTTCTTTGACATAAGAAAATCATCTAATTCGTAATCGCTATGTTGTGTGACCACGGAGATATTAGGACAACCATCGGAGAGTAATGAAAAGAACTCTAGCAGGAAGTCTGTCTTGACAAACCAAACATCTCCCTCTTCAAGCACTCGGTCAAAAGACAAATCGTAGGCTGTTGGTCTGAATGACTTGTTGCAATATCGCTTGAACGCCATACCACTAACAGCATCATCGTAGATATCTTCAGAAAAATTTAATGAGGTAGAGTTCATAATCAGTATCGAACTAAAGACCAGTTTCCGTTTGGATTGATTTGTGGAGGCGTAGGAGTAGATGCGTGTACAAATCCACGGCGTGCATTCAAACACTGTGCAAGATGAACCACGGAACTGTCTATTCCGTGAAACTCTTCTGCTCCTTCTATAACACCACACCAATCAAGAAGATTGTTTGTCACCTTATCCACTGTAATCACACGCAATCCACGACTATCAACGACCATCTGTTGGAACTTTCCAACGGACGAAAGGTCGTGTACTACGATATACGGTTCAGATCCCAACGACAATTTCTGCCGAAGAGCCTCTTCACGATGAGGATTTCTCAAAATCTTGAATGAACTCCATCTTTCCGAAAAAGGCAAACCAATGGAATCGTAAAATGAAACATCCCAATCTGTTCTAGTTTTTTCAAATCCAGAACGGACAATTTTTCTTGCATGAGCAACCTGACTCAAATGCGGAACATCAGCATCAGACTGAACTGGAATACAGACTATCCGACAATCATCCATGTACATGGAACGGACAGTTTCAAAATTGTGCGCCTTGACTGGTAGAAACAGAAACTGAGGATTTTCTATCCTCAATACGCTTCTAACCAAACCATTGCACACGATATGATCCCCCAACCCCATATGGTGATACACAAAAATTGTATCAAGAGCAAATCTGTACTGCTGCTGAAATGTCGTGTTATTGTGGTAGTTCATCATTGAAAAAATCTATGTCGTTTATTCCCTTGTCGTCAATATAAAAATCTGCATAGGGTTTTCCTAGAACCAAGCGATGGAATTTGGCTCCCCATCTAGTCAGTTGCTGTTTGGTGACTTCATAGCACTCTTCGTATGCTATCGCGGTATTGTCTTTAGATCGACCCATCCCTCTAGCAGTGAAATAGATAATAGTATTTCCATCAGCGTAGAGTCGATTGATGTGTTCTATTCTGGTGGAATACGGTGTTGCAGTTGAATAATCGTAACCATGACCCTCGGTTTTGGTACAAATAGTTCCGTCTATATCAATAACATATGTCTTCATCATCCCCTCCAAGCCTTAAAGTCTTCAAGGAACTTGTTTACCGAAGAAGTGGTCTGTGGGTGTTGTGCCATAGACTTGATCACAGATAGACTAGTTGTTGCTATGTTTGCTCCATTTTCCCATGAATCAGACACATCAAGAGCAGATCGGATACTTCCTGCAATAATCTTTGTGTCGTAATTGTTTTCGGTCAAGAAGCGAGTTGTTCGGTTCAAAACCTTGTTGGGATCGCCTCCAATGTCGCGCAGTCTTGCGTAGAACAAAGAAACATACTTTGCTCCTGCTGCCGCAGCCATCTGCAATTGTTGCTCTGTGTAGCAGCAAGTACAATTTACCTTGACTCCCAAACAAGACACTTCCTTGATTACCTTGAGTTCGGTGACACCAACAGGAATTTTAATGTGGAGCATCTTGCATAGAGGAGAAAGAGTTTCATTCAAAGCCAAAGCCTGGTCAACCATCTCATTCTTTTCTGTTGCAAAAATTTCAACACTCAAAGACAGGCGTTCCTTTCCACAGTACTCTGCCAAACGCTTGAGCAGAGAGTCAAAGTCACCTTTTGGTTCTTTGGAGATGATCGTCGGATTTGTTGTCACTCCACCAATCACGCCCATTTGGTTTGCTTCTACGATCTCATCAAGATTTGCAGTATCAATGAACAGTTTTCTCATGTCAGTTCTCCTCAAAGATGTACTTCGTACCGTCTTCAACAATGTTAGAGTCCAAATCATTATCCTTGTCCGACCATTCAATAATAATGGTGTCCTCTAAAGCCATTCTCATGTGCATCAAACCCTTCGGGATATGGATTGTGTCTCCTGCCGAAAGTATTACAGACTGGTTCTTTGCTCTTCCTATTCTCATACCAACCTTCAATTTTCCTGAAAGAACATAGTACCACTCTTCTTTTTCAACATGGTACTCCATGCTGCTCTGTGTGCCCTTACGCATAAAAATATGCTTGAGAACAAACTTATCATTTGCCTCAATAGTTGTGATGCTCCCCCAATACTTTTCAAGGGTTGAAATTGGTTTCTGTACGGGAGGTAATTCTTGTCTTCCGAATTTTGGTTCATTGCCCATAGTATTTGTTCCTTCCGTTCTTTCTTTCAAAGTGTTTCTTGAACAAGAGCATAGATTCGTCTTGAGTTTGACAAACACCCAATAGTTTAGTGTAGAAAGCCATTTCAGCAATCTCTTCAAGAACAATCGCTGCTTCCAAAGCCCTCTTTGGTGAATCAGAGAAAGTCAAACATCCGTGAAACGGTATAAGTATAGCAGGACAACACACAGGGTTCAAGTCTCGTTCAGAGAAATAGCGCACAATTGTTCGTCCAAGACTGTTTTCGTAGTCGTCCAAGTCACTGTCAAGAAGTGGATCACAGATTGGCACAAAGCCATCAAAATAATCTGCATGAGTAGTGCCCAATAGTGGTATTGGTTTGTTTGCTTGTGCCCATGCAGTAGCAAATTTTGAGTGGGTGTGTATTACAGACTGTATCTGTGGGAAAGCGCGATACATCTGAAGATGAATTTGTTGGTCTACTGATGGCTTTTTTCCAGACATCAAAGTGCCATCAATAACACGCACAACCGAAACATCATCAGTAGTCAGGCTTTCAAAAGGAATACCGGAAGGCTTAATAGCCACAAATTTGCCGCATTGTGACAGAACACTGGCATTACCCCATGTAAGTTTAACCAATCCATTAAGAGGCAAAGCCTTGTTTAGTTCAACGCAGCAAGACAAAGAATCATTCACGATTGATCATCTCCTTCAATGAACACGGTGTGCGATCTGTAAGAGAAAGGTACAAAGAAGCAAATCGGTTTGCAAACTCTCCGTTCTCCGTGCAGACATAAGCAGCACAGAAAGCATCGCCTGCACCGATTACATTTTCTGTCCGAACGGGAAATCCTTTGTGTTCAGTCACAGTACCGTCAGCCAATACAGTTCTACTCCCTCGTTCTGCTAGTGTAACCACAGCAGTAGGAAAGCAAACATTGCAGCACGAACTTTCTTTCTCATTCATAATAGCGCAATCAAACCCCACATACCTGTTCATGTTTGATCCACGATCAGACATTTGAGATGACACGAATTTAGTACCTTCAAATGCCATACAGTTCTTAACAAGGGAATCAGTGACAAAACCACACCGATAGTCACACAACAAAATTGCATCATATTCACCTACACAAATATCTTCGTGTGAAATTCCTGCGTTTCCACAGTCATTAATCTGAAGGTATTTGTAGGTTGAGCCTCCACGCGAAACCCAATATCTGCATTTTATGTTATCTCTTCCGTTTGCACAAGAAATAGTTTCAACCCCAAAGTCTTGATCTAGAGACTGAATCAAATCAGAATCAGATAGTGCAGTCATAAAGGTGCATTTACAACCAAGCAAACCTATTAATTTTGCAACATTAGCGGCTCCACCAAGAGACTTGGTGTCATGCAAAAAATTTGTCTTTAGTGTGGGTGACTCCAAAGATAAACCAACAGCGTCAAGGAATATGTCCTTGTCAATTATTGTGTCACCAACAACAAGCACTCGTTTGTTCTTTAAGTTTTGTCGCAAGTAGAAAGTCCTTGTATTTTCTTCATCACATTGGTAGTGGAGTACTCTCCCACCAATGGGTACACCTTGACTTCTATTCTGCTCGGGATTTCGTCTCGCTGACGAACTTCATCTGCGGTCCACTCCGAACCCTTGACAATCACATCAGGACACAGATCATCATACATGGATTTCAACTCTTCTGCTGTATTGAAAATAAGAACTTCATCCACATAAGAAATTGCTTCAAGAAGTCTCTTTCTATCAGTTTCTGAATTGACAGGACGATTTTCACCCTTCAATTTGCGAACCCGTTCGTCAGAGTCTATAGCAACGATGAGTCTATCTCCTTGTGTTTTTGAAAACTTCAACAATTCTATGTGACCCTTATGGAGAACATCAAAAACTCCGTTAGTCATAACCAATCCATGATGAGTGTCAATTCTTTCTACTCTCTTTACATGACGCCTTTCTCCCCACTCATTGTTTAGCCACATACGGCTCATGGCAATCATGTCTTCGATATTTGATATCCATGATCCCATACACAGAACATTTGAATTGTTATGTTCTCTTGATTTCACAGCAGTTAGTTCGTTGTGTGCCAAAACAGCACGCACTCCGTGTATTCGATTTGCAACTATGCTCATCCCAACGCCTGTTCCGCAAATCAATATCCCGCGATCTGCCTCTTTATTTGAGATGATTGTTGAAAGTTGTGAGGCATAATCCACGTAATCAACACTGCTTCTAGAGTCATATGGTCCCAAGTCTACAACCGAGTAACCACACTCTTTTAGGTGTTGTTTTAGTTCTTTCTTTGCATCGACTCCGTTGTGATCAGCAGCAATAACGATTGAAGTCATTTCACATCTCCAAGAAGATCAACATCGCTCTGACTGTTATACTTGTCGTGTTCATCAAATACTTGACCGATGAACCACACACCGCCGTTGCTGTCCCCACGGGAAGCACCAATTGGGAACGGTGATTTTTGAAAGAAGGGATCGTGAACACACACACTCAACTCTCCTGTATTAACCTTTTCCCAAACCCACTTCCACAAGAAAGCCTGGTCTTGTCCCTTGTCTGATGTTGGCGTAAATGCTTCCATTGCATAAGATATTCCCTTTAGTTTTCCGCCTTTAACTCCCCACATACCACCGAGCAGAGGCACACCGTGATATGGGTGGTCACGCATAACATGGAGATCCGCACCACTTGCAATCCAGTCCTCTACTGCCAACCGCTCTCTTTCAGACAAACGAGAATCAGTGTCTCGGGAGATCATGTACTCCACACTATCTTCTCCAGCAGGGATAAATCGGTGAAACATACCACGGCTGTCCGCAGTATTGTAATCTCCTTCTACTGGTCGTATGATTACGTTCGGACGAGATTTCAATTCTTTGACGATATCTGATGGAACAGAATTCCAACAGTAAAACAGACAAGTCCAATCAGGAAATAACTTCGCTGCCAAGTCAGCGTTTTTAATTGCTCCTATGGTATACTGTGGCTTTTCGCCCCATAAACTGTACGAGATTACCTTCATGCTCAATCCTGTGGAACTAAAGAAGTAGTCGTACTAGAGTTGTAAATGTAACCGTGCAGAGCATCCTGAATGTGATACTCGGTTTGTACTTTTGGATATAGTCGCAACAGCCAGTCAATGTCCTCTGCATAAGACTGACCATTTTCACCGATCATTAGATTAAACTGTTCACTCTGTGCAATTTCGCGCCGCCAAACGCACATATGATACGGAGGACGCTTTATGTCACCAAGGAAACCGTCCTCGTCGCGCCACAAGTGACCGTGAGGATTACCGATACCGAACTCTACATTCATGGGTTCACCGTTGATGCTGCACCACTGGTTGAACGAGATACAGTCAACTCCATCGTACTCGTCAATGGCTGTGAGGATCTTACTCATGTACTCCTTGCTAACCGCATCATCGTCGTCCAAGAACGCAATATACTTGCCACGGGCTGCGCGGAGAAGATCATTACGCTTTTCTGAAATACTCTTGGAACGGTTGTCCAGTAGAACAAGAATCTCTACTGCCTTGCCTTGACCTGTTGCGTCCGCTTGCTCCTGCAACTGCTTCATTGCTGCCATGAGCGATTCATTACGAGACGGAATAGACAGGATCAGAACACTAAACTTGATTTCACTTGCTGGCACTGGCATTGAACATTTCCTCCATGTCGAAATTACGTTCCTTGCGACGCTTGTACACTTCACCGTCCACACCGTACATTTCTGCGTTCTCGTTACGGGCGTGGAGGGTATCCCACGGCTCACTCGTCCACTGGTGCTGAATAATGCAGATGTCACAACGGCGCAGTTTGCCCAGTGCTGCACATACCTGGGTCTGCTCGTTGTCGCAGTACAGGGACTTGTATTCTGGATTGTAAATGTATCCAAACTTCTTGTACAGCGGGAACCCCATGACCGTAAGGGTCATCAGGGGATCTTCCTTTGGACGCAGCCCGTCCCAAAACTTGATTGCTCCGTCAAAGTCAGGAAATGACTGTTCAAATGCGGCAAAGATGTAGTCATCGTAGCCCATGACCACAGGAACCATGTCGTCCGAGGCTAGCATGAGAACATCGCCGTCTTCTCCTTCAAGGTTCGCGTTGCACGCCTCAATCTTGCTCTTGGAATGCCCGTAGCACCACCTGATGTTCGCGTTCATGGCACGGGTAGTAAGCCACTCTTCCATTTGCGGATTGTTCATGGTGGGATCGTCCAAATCCATGCTGACCACAAAACGCACATCGTGCCGTCCACCAAGGAAGGTCAGGTATCGACTGAATACAGACTTAAATTTTTCGGGACGGTTACGAGTAGGGAACTTGATCACTAGTTTCATTGTATTCTCCTTCACTTGGACAGAACTAAAATTCCACAACCATTCCACCATCCGTATTTATTTCCTCTTCCATCTATACTCATGGTGTTGTTGTTTAGGGGCATACCCACATGAAACAAAACTTTGAGGTTTAGATCATTGATAGCATCGAGTGTCTGCTTTCTCAATCTACTTCCAGAGTCACCGTTTGGATTTGGTGTGTTACTAAACCAATCGTCTACGATGAACACAAATTGATCTGACATTGACTCGTAGAAATGAGTAAGTGAGCGATATACATTTCTATCGTCACCTCCGTCATTTCCTCCATCACAGAAATACACATCTACTCCACTTATGCCATGATCTGATGGAACAACATCAAAACAATCTTTGTTAATGACTACAGGGGGTCTATCCTTTATAAAGAAGTTCCAGTTCTTGTGAAATTGTCGCTCTGTTTCTCCGTTATTGCCCCATTCAGACCAGTTGTCGATCAGCCAGTGTTTTTGCACATGACCATTGTTGTACAAAGCAGATATGGCGGTAGAACCAGTCCAACATCCAACTTCAAGATAGGATTGAACATCAGGACTACTCATCAAATTATTGATGAAGTTTCTATACATCATACCAGACATACCTTGCATGGATAGTATAGACGGTTCCAATCTGGTATTGTAGTAGTGCTGCTCTAGACTGTCCTCATCAACGAAAATAATCTGTTTATTTTCGGGTTGATCTGTGCCAGTCAGATTGTTTAACGCAGAACGAACAGCAAGAACGAGTTTATCACCTTTGGTCATTACGAATATTTCCTTTCACTCTTTGGGTCTTGAGCCTTTGCTCTTCCCTATGTGGTATTTAGGGCACAGTTCCCAGTCTCCCTTTTCTTTGTGGGGAAGGATCTTTATTTTGCTGATGGGAACCTTGTTTACTACCTTCTCTTTGTCCACAATCGCAAGCAGCCCCCACTCTTCAAGCAGTCCCGCAATGGTGTTACGGCGGCTCAAGTCTTCAGGGGTGATGGATGTGGGCAGATCGTCAAGTGCAAACATCTCCTTGAAGTGGACAATGTAGTACTTGCCCTTCTTGTGCAGAATGTGGCACGACTGCCACAGTTTCTTTTCAGTCTTGGAAGACACGCCGATTCGCGTAAGCGTTTCCCGTATCTTCAAAAAATCGTCAGGCTTTGTTAATGTCACCTCTAGTAGGTCTGACGGCTCTAGCGTGACGTAGCGTTCTTCTTGTTCCATGCTGTGCTCACTCCCTGTGAATTTTGAACAGACACGGAACTATTTAGTCTATTTGCCCTTTCCACCCTTTCGCGTTTGCTCCAGGATCCACTCCACTTCGGCTTCACTCAACACAACCAGTGCTTCCCGTGCCTTACGGGACGAAAACCCGTAGTACTCAACCAAAGCGGCTACACGGGCGTCCTCCTCCCGTTTCAACCACTTGGAGAACCGTTTGCGGGGACGCACTGCACCCCGCAGGAAGTCAAAGTGCATTTTTGAATCCAAGTGGGGGCGGGTGTTCATCTCGTTCGCGGCGAACAGCGTGTCGGGGAAATACGACAGGCATCGGGTCACCACAAACGGGGGGTATGACTGCTTGGTGTACGACTCGCTCTCGTCCAAGAGCGGTTCCTTGTTCACATTGATGGCATTCAAATAATCAGTCAGTTGGTAGGTCATACAGATTCCTGAAGAAATTCATCAAGTACACCCTTGAACTTGCACTGCACGATCTTCTCAACGCATTCCTGTTTCACAATATCATCACAGTTATTGAATCCGTAGTTCTCAAACCGTGTACTGATACAGATATTGTCGGGAGTGTAATCTTTATTGTTGTCCAACCTATCCAAACTTGGTGCTAAAGGATAGTGTTTCCTAAAAACATCATTAGGATCAATAGGAATACCCAACCACTTGCTCTTTCCCTTTTGCTGTATGAAAACTCTCTCAACATCTTTCCAAGTAATAGTAAACTCTTTCACTCTGCGATTTATGCCCACCTTTTGATGCTTTTTGTTCCACCCATTTTGTGCGCCTTTAGCATTAGAAAGAATCAGCCTATAAGGGTTTCTCACTTGAACTTGCACTCCATCATCAACTGAACCATGCAGGCAGTCAGGTTGATTTCTGCGTCTGCCACAAACGCCGCCTTGTACTGGTAGTCCGCAAGAATAAGAATGGCTTGGGGAATGGATCCACTTTCAAGGTTCTCGTACAGCCCGTCGTACACCGCACGGAACACCCTAGACTGGTCGTTGTCAAGATTCTCCACAACCCACTTGCGAACCCCTGCAAAGTCCTTGCCCTTCATGGACTTAACCAAGCCCTTGATCTGCAAGTCACCAAGGGTCTGTAGGATGCCCACATCAATCTTGCCCGACGCTGCGTACCTCTGCAATTCATTCAAGGTACGGCGGAAGTCAGGGAAGTGCTTGGACACCAGTTGAGCAACCACCTTTTGGTCGTACTCCACTCCCTCGGACTTGAGAATTTGCTCTGCCCGCTTCAGGAACTGCGTTGCCATCTGCGGCTTTTCCTTTTGCGGAATCCTAAAGTCAATACAGGTGCATCGGGAGTGCAGCGGCTCAATCACCCTGTTCTTGAAATTACAAGTCAGAATGAAGCGGCAGTTTGCAGCAAACTCCTCAATAAAGCCACGGAGCGCGGGTTGCGTGGACTGGGCGTTAGAGTAGTCAAATTCGTCTAGGATGACTACCTTCTTCACGCCTTCGGTAAGACTGACCGTGGACGCAAACTGCCGTATCTTCGTGCGGAGGGTGTCAATGTTTCCGTCCTCCGAGCAGTTTACCATGATCCAGTCACAACCAAGGTCGTTGCATAGTGCCTTGGCTACCGATGTCTTGCCTACCCCTGCTCCTCCCGAAAGGAGCAGGTTCTGCGCTTCCCCGCGCTCCACCATCTGGGCGAACGCTTCTGCCGTTTCAGTGGGCAGAATACATTCACCAACACTCTGTGGTCGATACTTCTCACACCACAGACCTTTCACCGCTTCGTTCGTAGTCACGATCAAGCCTCGTAAGAGGAGTCTCCGTTCAGGGCAATCCAGTACGTCAGGGGTTCATTCTTGTTTGTAAAGCAACTCACAATCTTTTGGGAAATGGAAACACGATAATCGCCTTGAAGAATCTTGAGATTGTCAACATCAAAGATGAACTCAAAGGTTGCACCCGATGTGTTGTCACCAACCTCAAGCGAATAGAAGTTGCTTGTGGTGTCGCTCTTGTCCACCACGGCTAGTTCAATCTTGCTGCCGTCTTCAGACGAACGCACACAAAGGTGCTGAACCTGAAGCACAGACGCGGCTTTCATTACTTCCGCAAAATCCTTTGCCTTCAGGTCAAACTCCACCACCGCAGTAGGCATGGTGATGCGCTTGTTTGTGGAAGTCACGAGATTTTGTGCACAGTAGTAATACCGCACACTGGATCCCCCGCTCTTCACCGTGACAAAGTTCTCGTCAAAGATAAAGTCAGGATCCTTGAACAGACTCACCGTGCCAAGAAACTTGTTCAAGTCCCAAATGGCAAACTGGCGAGGGAAAGTCTCGTCCACACGGGCTTCGGCAAGAATGTTCTTCGTGGACGAAAGGGTAGTCAGCAGATTACCCTCGTTCACTAGAATTCCTGAATTGATGGTCGAGAAGTTCTTGAGGATGTCCAAGGTTCGCTTGGAAATCTTCACTCCGGTTTCACTCTTCGTCTTCATAGTCATAGTCATCACGCAGATCCTTTCTTCCTGCATTTAAATCGTCCACAATGTCTTTCAGGTGCTTCTTTTCCTCTGAACGACGCGCACTCTTGTGCTTTCTTTCAACACTCTTCCACGCCTTCTTTGCGCGAGTGTCTGTTTCCGATCTCCATTCTTTGTTACTCATCAGAAGTCTCCAATGTCCTCCATAAGGTTGCGAAGCCCGTTCTCTATCATGTAGTCGAGAATCTTACCTCTGCTAGGGGTAAAGGGCATATTCCATTCGTGTTCGATTTTTTCAACCTGCTTGGACGGCAAGTTAAGCAAATCAATCAGCGTCTCGTTGCGATTCCACGCAATCCGATACTTTTCCTGAACGTGTCCGTTCTCGCGGATGAACTCCATTAGTTCCTTCATACGCTTTCCCGTGAGAGGGTGCTGACGCTTGCCGTCTGTGACAAGACAATCGTCGTCTGAAAGAATGTTCGGAACACCGTCCGACGAGTCGCCCTTGATAATGTGTTCCATCAAGAACTGCTTGGGATTCTCTACTTCCACAAATTTCTTTTGTAGCGGCGAGTACTGTGCCACCCCAGGAAAGATGTGGAGTTGAGAGAAGTCCTTGTCTCCGCTCAAGATGAGTACCTTTTCGGTTTGGTAGTACCGCTTTGCAAGGTACGCAATAATGTCGTCCGCTTCGCACCCGCTCACAGCAATGGTGCGATACGGAAACACTTCCTTGATTTCGTCGCGCACGGTGTTCAGGATACGGTAGAACTCGTCCCACTTGGCTTGATCGTCCTTGCGAGTCTGACGGCGATTGGCTTTGTACAACGGAAAGAATTCGCGCCGCCACGACTGTCCCGAGTCATTACAGATCACCAGTTCACCGTACTCACGATGAAACTTCTTGCGATAAGTTCGGTACGTGTTCAGCACTATGTGCCGCACCAAACGCTCATCAATCTGTCCAACGTCTCGCTCTTGTGCAAAGATGGAGGACATGAGTACCTGCGAGTTGTCAACTAGAATCATTGCTGTACCTGTAGAATGAGGCAGTGCTTGTTGATACGACCGTTTGCCTCTGCGGTCTTTGTTTTCACACCATTCAAATACCGAACCGCTGCGGAGAAAGTCTTGCGGCATCCACCTTCGTTCATCAGGAACTCTTGTGGCTTACGCACGGTTTTCTCAAACGACTTGCCTGTGTCCCAACCGTAGACAGTAGACCCCTTCACGTGGAGTCCTGCCTTTGGTTCCACCGCTACAAACACGGTTGCCTTGTTGTTCTTGGTGTTGAACACAATGAGTCCTTGTGAACCAATCATACTAGCAGGCGGCACAGAAGCAACTCCAAACTGGTCACTTTTGGGCATAAACTTTAGCCCACGAACTTGGTGCTCCGGTGGCTTGACTTTGCGCTTCCGAGGCTTCCGTACTTGCTTCAGCAGCCCCATTCGGTCACGCATTATTTGAACAGCGGATTCAAATACTCCAACCGCTTGCTTCAGGTGCTTTGGTTTGAAATATGAGTACCCCTCCACTAGATCAGGGTCTGTCTCGTCCAGTGCTGCCCGTAGATCCACAGCCGTCCGCAGCAGGCGGTCACGAATCACCGCAGCGATGGGTCCGGTCATTTCCGTGTTACGCACCCACCGCGTTAGGGGTTCTTCCTTTGCCTTGCCTGAAGTAATTGTGTTAACGGTGTCGTCAATCACAGGCTCTAGAACCGTCAGGAGGGCGTTTGCCTTTGCCTGAATCCGTTCCTGCACATTGGGTCGGTCTGCCCCCTCGGAAGCCGCTGGCGTTGCTTCCCTAGCCTCTGCTAGCAGTTCCCCCATCCACTTGTCCATCTGCTCCTGCTGGGCAGGGGAGAACGGGAAACCACGGCTGTGGAGACGGCAATACGGAGCCAGTATCCGTAGGGTAGACTTGCTGCCTCGGTGACACACCCGTGCCCCGTCCTTGTCCCCTCGGGTTTTAAGATATTCGGCAACCCACTCCTTTGCCTGTGGGAACTTGAAATTTTCCCTGTACCAGTACAAGCACTTGTCCAGTACAGAATCCAATTCCTCGCGGGTGGAGTCGGTAGGGAACAGAGGTTCGGACAGGAGGCGTTGCCGTGACGATTGACGAGTCATGGTGAGCATAGTTTGCTGAAGTTGTTGACCTTCTTGTATACTAGCACATTTGGGAACTTGTCAAGCAGTTGGTCTGATTTATGGCTGATGATGAATATGTTGTTTGACTTGCCCATCCCTTGGAGTATTTTAATTACTTCTTCCGTGCCCATGCCGTCAAGGGAAGAATCAAATACTTCGTCAAGAATAAGCAGATTGGTGTTTGCGCTATTTTTCATTCGGGCAATGTCACGCCACGCAAGCAGCAGGCTAACGTCTATACGCAATTTTTCACCCTCACTAAAGTTGTCGTAGGAGAACTCGTCGCGGTAACGGCTCTTGATTACTTCAGTGAAATCCTCCGTCAGGGTGAACTGGGCAAAGAAGTCCATTGTGACAAGGTACTTGTTAATGATTTTGTTTAGCGCAGGAATGTATTTACGAATAATCTTGCGCTTGATTCCGCTGTCCTTTAACAGGACTGACGCTACATCCATTGTGTGTGCAGACTCCACCAGTCCCTTGCGATCACCTTCAAGTGCCTTGTGCTGTGTTTGTAGTTCTTCAAGAGCAGCAGTTTCGGTAGCCACGCTACGCTTCTCGCTCTCGGTTTTTGCAATCAGATCAGCCAATCGCTTGATGTAACCCTTACACGCAACAATTTCAGAGTCCACACCACCCATCTCACTCTTTGCAGACTCTATCTGTTGCACCACTTCGGTGTTCTGCTTTACCACTGCCTTCGTGGAATCAATCATGGCAGCAATCTTGTCGATGCCCTCCTGCAACTCCACCTGACGGACTTTCTTCTTTCCAATCATTTCATCACGGAACTCGTGGGCTAGTCCACTACGGCACACCGGACACTCTTCGTTGTCGTGGTAGAAGCCTTCTTCTTCCTTTGCTTTACGCATAGCCGTCTCCATGCTTTTACGCACAGACAGCATTTGGGTGAGACTGTCCCTCTGCTTGTCTGCGGATTCTACACTCTGCGAAAGCGCAGCAATCTGCTCCTGTAGAGACACCTTCTTCTCCAGCAGGCTTGCCAGTTCGGTCTTGTCTTCCTCCAGTTTCTTGGAGTACGAATCTATTTGCTCGTCTGCCTTCTTCTGAATCATGTCAACAACATTTTGCTTGTTGACGATGTTCACATTCAGCATCTTTAGTTCGCTCTCTATTTCACGGATCCGTTCCTTGGTTTCAAGAATTCGGCTCTTCAGGATCTCGTTCATCTTGGAGAACACATCAATGTCCAGTAGGTTTTCCACCACGGTTCGGCGGTCTGCTGCGGACAAGCGCATAAACGGCACGTAGTTCGTGGACCCAAGAATCACTACCTGACAGAATGTCTTGTAGTTCATCTTCAGGATTTGTGTTTCCAAAATTGTTTGGTAATCCTTTACCGTTGCAGTCTGATCCACGGGCTTGCCGTCACGCTCAATGGTAAACACCTTTGGTGACATTCCACGGGTCACCTTGTACGAGTTGCCGTTGGTGTGAAATTCAATTTCCACCATGCAGTCCTTGCCGTTGATGGAGTTCACCAACTGGGGCAGATTGATATTGCGGAACGGCTTGCCGTACAGAACAAAGGTGAGGGCGTCCAACATGGTGGTCTTGCCTGCACCGTTTTCTCCACACACAAGAGTAGTGGAGTGCTTGTCCAACTGCACTTCAGTGAAGTGGTTGCCTGTACTCAACAGATTTTTCCAACGAATTTTTGTGAATGTGATCATACTTTGGCGTTTTGGTTCAGCGATTCCACATACAGTTCTCGCACAAGATCCTTCAGAGCCTGGGAATTGCTCAAGGAGTCCATGCCGTCGATTTCCTTGTTGATTGTTGCAAGGGTGTCCTCTGCAAGATCAACGGTATCAGTTTCGGACTGATTGTCAATAGTAACAGAGTCAATAATGGTGACTCCCTCGGGCTGCATGGTGTACAGGGAGTCTACAAACTTCTCAAACAGATACGGCTTGGTCTTCTTCTCAACCACCACACGAACATAGTGTCCCCGCACCCGATCTTCAGGAACAGTAAGAACCTCTGTCTGCTCCAGTGCGGAATCGTCGTAAGTAATCTTTGTAAAGATGTTGTAGGGGTTCACTACAAACTCTAGCGCACCGCTCTCGGTGTCCAAAATATGGAAACCCTTCTTCTCTCCGTAGTCAGACATGGTGATCTGATACGGACACCCCAAATAGTGGATGTTGTCCTTGCTGTGGCGAGTGTGGAAGTGTCCCGTGTACACTGCCTTGAATCGCGCAAACGGGTCTGCCTTCATTCCGCCTTGGAAGGTGGAGTTACGCATGACTTGGAATCCGTCCAGTTCCAAATGCCCACACAGAATATCTGCTTCACAGGTCCGCACAAAGTCCATAGACTCTGCTTCGTTTTCTTTGTTGATCCACGGCAGCATGGCAATCTTCATGGACCCAAATTGGAGAACCGTTGGCTTTTCGTAAACCGTGAACGCGTTGTAGAACAGTTCCCGTGGTGAGTTTACATCGCTGCGGTTCTTGTAGAAGATGTCGTGGTTGCCCAAGATGCAGTGCATCTCTAAACCGCTGTCGTGCAACTCCTGAATGAACCCCGTGCGTACAGCGTTGAGTGTTGCAAAGTTCACAAACTTGCGGCGATCCAAAAAATCACCCAAGTGAATGACAGTAGTGATTCCCTCTGCTTGCAGACGAGGAAAGAACACCCGCTTGTAGAAACGCATAAAGTGTTCAAGGAACACTGGTGAGTCGGATCGCGCACCAAAGTGCGTGTCCGCTAGAATTGCAATTTTCACTTCTTGCCTTTCGCCTTCTTCTTTGCTGTAACCTTTGGCTTTGCCTTGGTCTTTGGCTTTGCCTTTACTTCTTTCTTTGGCTTTTTCTTGCCGCGCTTGGGCTTCTCTTCGGGAACAGGCTTGTCTTCCTTCTTTTCAAAGTTGTTGATGTCTGTTTCCGTGAGGTGTACAGCATTGGTTTCAAACCCATCGCCCACCTTCAAGTAGTTGTCTCGTACCCACTTCTTTAGTTGTGAGTCTACATTGCTCATTTCAATCTTCTTCAGTTTAATGTACGCCTGCTTCTTCTCCTTCTGTATACGACGGAGGAAAGCGTAGTAGATTATTTGAGTAAAGTACGAGAACGGATTCGTGGACTTCTTCGGATCAAAGTTGTAAGCGTACATCATGCAGTTCTCAATACCGTCAGATATCATCTCGTCACGGTACGGATAGTTTATGAAATTGGGCTTACGGGACAGGTGTTCCGCAATCTTCATAAAGCACTCACCAATATACGAAGTAATTGGTGGTTGGGGAGTGCCCAATTTCTTGGATTCATCGTACTGCTTTTTCCACACACTCATCTCTTGGAAGAACAGGTCATTGTCTATGTAATGTTCACGTTTCTTTGCCATTGGTTCCTTTCATACTGTACACGATCACTCTTTTGAGTCAAGCCCGTCTGTCTTTTTTTCTTCGCCAGGATCAAGATAGTCCTTGGCAAAGGGCGACCAATCGCCTGCCTTATTTCCAAACTTTGGATCTTTCTTTTGATCGTCGTTAGGCTCTTTCCACTCGTTCTTGGAAATGCGTTCACGACGGCTAGGTGTTTGTGGTGCGCGTCTAGGCTTGCGCTCTTCTTCCATCTCTTCCAACACATCATCAATAAATTCACCTGTAATGAAGTCTTGAACGGCTTCTTGCAGGTAGTCCATGAAACCGGAGTTTATCCACTCTTCCATGATGTTGCGAGGGATTCCTAGAGAGAACACAATATTTCCGTTGGGAATAAGAGGGTTAGCAGGCAGAGTTTCCCCGCCGCCTTTCTCCTTGTACTCCTTCATCATCTTGTCAATCTCGTCCTCTATTTCTTGCCGTTCTTCCTCCGTGAGGGAATACGGATTTTTTGCAGGAGTCTTTGGTAGAGGCGGATCAACAGACTTTTGCTCGTCGTGAAGAGGCAGTTGTGGTGTGTCGATCTTGTCTTCCATTTCAATCTGCCGCGAGTACAGGGAGCAGATTTCAGGAGACGGATCAAAATCCACAAGCACAAAATCCTGCGGAATCTCTGCGTTCAGAGAGTTTGTGCAGCCCAACCAATCAGTAAAATAGGTGACCTGTCTACGCGCTCCAGTAAAGGGATCGGCTTGAACAGCGTTCACTACACGCATGGGGCGTTGCAGTTTGATCTTGTCCTTGCTCTTGCCAGCATAAGTCGCAACAATCTCTTCGCCGCTGCGTAACTTGAATACTCGCAAGACTGACTTCTTTCGTGATCTCATGCGCTTTCTCCTAAACTGATTTTGACCAGCCTGTGATCAAAACCTTCGGATTTGTATATTTGCAAACGCTCGTTCATGTGGCGTAGTGTGTGGTTCTTCCACGACTTCCACGAAAGGTCGTCTCCAATATCGTAAAGACGGGCTGTGCCCTTGTCCTTATGGGTACGCAACTGCCTACCAATGCTCTGCAAGACGCGAATTCGTGATTTGGACGGGGAAGCAAAAATGATGTTGTTCAGCCTCCTTATAGAAATACCCGTACTGAATGTTCCATACGAAGCAATAATGATGGCATCATTTTCGCTTTCCACGATCTTGCGGATGTCTTCTCGTTCAGAGGCTTCAGTGCCGCCGTGAACAAAGAAGACTTTACGCTCGGGTGGAACGCTTTCAGTCACCATTGTATTTAGCACTTTGCCGTGACCTTCAACAAATTGAAATAACACAAGGGTGTTGCCCTTGAGCCTTTTGCACAGGTCTATGATGAACTGGTTTCTGCGTGGTGATGATATAAGCCACTTGATCTCGTCTTCGTACTTTGCCCGTTTGATGAGTTCCTTGTCACAATCGGGATACTGTAGCATCAAACAGTCAATACGCAAGTCAGAGAGTATACTTTGTTCCATAAGCGTCTTTGTCTTTGTGACTTCATACGCTTTACCGAACAGCCCCTCAAGCACCAATTTGTGAGTCTGTGTGCCGTCCAGTGTGCCTGTGGTTCCCACACGGAAGGGACAAGTCTTTAGTTTGCCCATTACCGCAGTGAGCGACTTGGACTTGAACAAGTGTGCTTCGTCTCCTACAACTGCACCGTACTGTTGAAAGTACTTTTCGTTTTGGTTGTAGATAGACTGCCATGTGGAGATCACAACCCGCTTCGCTGTCCCCTTGTCTGCGCCCGCAAGAATCTTGTGGCAGTTGCGCTGTGCGTCCCATCCGTTCTCACTGGAGTAGTCCTCAAAATCAGAGAACATCTGCTCTACAAGCGAAACTGTTGGCACTACAATCAGCACCTTCTTGTCCTTTGGAATCTTGTCCAAGTAGTAGCGAACAAGGCTGTAGATGATAAGGCTTTTACCGCTACCCGTGGGCGACAGGAGCAAGCATCGCTCGGATTCCATAGCGTGTAGAACAGCATTGATTTGGTGTTCGTGTGCAATGGCTTTCTTGCCGTTCACGTGAACATTCAGGTGGTCTTCAATCAGCCCCTTCACCGCAGCAGGGGTGGTCTTGAATCCGTTTGTGGCAGGCAGAGTAATGCTGTAGTTACGCTCCTCTGCAAATTTACGAATGTAGTCTGTGAGTCCTGCGTATATCTGTTGGGTATGGATGTTGTACAGATGGATCTCGCCGTTCCACATACGAGAACGGTAAGCAGGCATGAACTTGTAACCAGGAACCTTGAAAGTGAAATAGTCAGACAGTTCGCGGGCAACACCACGGTCGCAGTTTACCCTAACGTAAACAGAGTCTACTATGCTCACATCCAAGTCAACCATTAGCCCATCTCCTCACCGTTTACAGTTTCACCACCGAACCGTATAGAGTATTTAGGAGACAGTTTTCCTTTCCATCCTATCACAGGCACACCAACAGCCTTCAGCATGGATATGCCTTCGGTAACAGACTCTTGCCACTTTGGTGGTGTGCGCCGCACCAGTTCGTGAAGTGTAACCACTCTGCCTATGCCAAACTGTATTGCAGTTCGTGAACACTCCGAACAGATTGCCCAAGTGGTGTACAGTGTGAGTCCTCCGGTGTGGAGTTTGTTCATTAGTGCTTGGTATATTACCCGTCGCTCGGCGTGTTCAGTGCAGTGATTTTTCAGATCATGGCAATGCGGGTATCCTGCCTTTTGCAGACGGGTAGGTACATCGTTCCAGTTTTTAAGTAGAACCCCTGATCCACCCGGAATAACCAGCAGCGCACCCACTTGTGTAGACGGATCGGTGGAGTGAGAACACGCAAGCGTAAACGCTTCTTGGAGGTACATCTTGTCTACCCACCAAGTGTCCCGGTCTTCTTGCAACAGATCAGCAGGATTACTGTCCATTGGTGAATCGTCTCCACTCAATAGCGTTTCGTATTTTCCAGTGGCGGCTGTTCAGTTCCTTGATTACTTCTTCAAGCAGAGAAATCTTCTCCTTTTGAAACTGCACGCGCTGCCGTGCTTTAATGATATCGTCATCGGAATCTAGGTAAATGTCAATGTCCTGCCGCAGCACCTTCAACTGAAACGGTTCTAGCCCCCGTTCGCGCAGTTCTTCGTCAGACATCTTTCCAGTGTAGTACTCCCACTTCACCTTTACCGTCTTTGCAAGATCGCCCTCGTACTTGGACATGAGCAGTCGCTCGTCAAACAAGAAGTTCAGGTACTTGCTGTGTAATTGGGGTATACGCAAGGACTCTGTGTCCAGTGCGGTTTCGTCCAGTCCCATGTCTTTCAGCAGTTCGTTGCGAATATCGTCAAGAGTCATAGCGACCTCCATGACGAAGTTTATCCGTATCGCTGCTTATGTCAAGTCCGTTTTTCTATTTTACAGTCGCTCAACGCTGAACGAGCGGTACGAGAAGGTGCAATTTACAACAAACGGATCTGGTTCACTGATGCTGGAAGTAAAGTCTATTCCTGTAAGATTGCGCGGGAACAAGCCCTCAAAGGTGACGTTGAGTTTAGGTTGCTTTGCGCTGTTTAGAATAATCAGATTAGCCGTGGATAGGTGGGTGTTCACTGGGCGGAATTCAGTGTAGTTCTCCACGTTGGTGGTGGAGCGCATCCAGTTTTTTATTTCAAGCCAGTTTGACAGCCCTTCGTCCACAATGAATGAAATAGACAGTTCATCAAACTCCAGTTTGCCGGGAAACTTGATGGGCGTGAACGGGGTAGGCATTACGACTTCTGACAGGTTCAGACCAGGCAGATTGGCAGACTGGCAAAAGTACACCACATTAGGAATCCGCGCAAGCGTAAACCTGAAATAGGTGGGCAGCAGCGGGTTTACGCTTTCAGGATATCTGTTTAAGATATCAGTAGGGATGTCTGTAAAAGTGTAGTTTAGTGCCATACCAGTATGTAGAAAAGAAAAGGGGAGGCTTTCGCCTCCCCTTCCCCGAAAGTAACTCTGACAGAGTAGAGTCTATTACGATGCGACGCCGTGGAGGTTGTCCACGCGGAAGATGCGGTAGTAGCGGTTGCTACGGGTGTTAAGGTGACCCAAACCAGCGTTTGCACCTTCAGCGAAGGGGTTAGCAACCATGCCGTAGCGGGTCTTGAACGCCATCTTCGGTTGGAAGGTGGAGGTGTCAACTGCACGCATCATCTGTAGTGGAACATATGGGCAGTAGAACATACCGGCATCGTAGGGCGAAGTACCCTTGTAACCTACGCAGACAAAGTTTGCGCTGGTTCCTGTGGTGTCAACATAGGGGTCAATGTAGACCTTGATCTTGCCGTTAAGCGTACCTGCGAAGGTGTTGCCGGTATCGTCCACATCAAGGCTGACATTCAGCGCGGGGCTGATGTTCAGGAAGCCACCCATTGCGAGGGCTGAAGCAACATCTGCCGAGCAGATGATGAAGTTGCCCTTGCCACGGCGGGTATCCTTGGCGATCTGGTTGCACTCACGCTCAATCTGGAACATTAGACCACGGAACTTTTCCGCGCTCCAACGACCATCCGAGTCCTGAATAAGGTCATACACACCACCGTACTTGTCCGAGGCGGCAGTGGTTAGACCACCAACAACGGTCTTGTAGTACAGGTCGCTCTGCTGTGCGCCGAGACGAGCGGTACGATACACGGTGCGAACGACTTCGCGGTTGATTTCAGCCAAGATTTCGGTGGACAGAATGTTAGCGAGTTCTGTCTCCGCGTCAAGACCGTGAACAGCCTTGAGGTCTTGGGCGAGTTCTACCGAGTACGAAGCAGCAAGAGCGCGGGTGTTAGCCTGCACTGCAACGCGCTCAATGCTGAAGCCCATTTCGTTGGGAGTAAGTCCTTCGCCAACGGAGGTCTTCATACCAACGCCTTGGGTCAGACCGCTGCCGTTTGATCCGGTTGGATCACCAAAGACAGCCGAGTTCAGGAATGGATCAACAAAGCCGAAGTTGCCACCGAGTTGTCCGGTTGCACCACGAGCAAGACCACCACCGGTGTGACCACTGAAGGCTGGTGCAGCAGTAGCACCCGAGAACGCAGGGTCAGCCTCGTTGAACATGGCTTCTGCGCCTGTATTACCGTACTTCGCACGCATGGCAAAGATGAGTCCCGTGGGAGCAGTCATTGCCTGAACGCCGCAGATGTCGTATGCCATGAGGTTTGGCATGGCACGACGAACCAACTGGATAAGAATGGGGTCGTAACCCTTGATGTTGCCTTCGCCGCCAACAACAGGCGACATACCGCCGCCAACACTGTTGCCGTTCTCAAGAAGCATCTGCTCCTTGATTGCCTTCTCTTGGTTTTCCAAGAGGGTGGCAATGGTGGCACGCTTGTGAGCGTCAGCGATGGGGGTTAGATCGCTGTGATCTAGGACAGGCTTCCACTTGCGGAGTGCCTGCTCGGTTAGAAACTTGTTTTCCATGTGTACTCTTCTCCTTTTTTAAAAACAGTCTGTGGTGACTGGATTAGACTTGCGACTTGCTCATTGACCGGAGGTACGCCTCCATGAGCGGGGACAATTCCTCTGAAGCGTCCTCAACCGATTCCGAAATTTCTTCGGCAGCGGGCGAGGAACCCTCCGTAACAGATCCGATAGTCTCAATGTTCTCTCGGAGAACACCAAGTTTCTCGGCAAACTGATCGACAGTTTCAAACTCAACATCCTCTGCGAGTCTGCGGAGTTTTTCTACTTCGGTATCAGTTAGACCTTCTGCGATTTCGCGGAAAACGATTTCGCACTTTAGTTGTTCAATCTCTTCAGCCAAACCAATGTTCTTTTGGACCTGCTGCGACAGTTCTTCGTTGAGAGTGCTGTTTTCGTTTAGAGCCTCATCAAAGAGATCCGTCTTGTCTTCTGGAACAGTAATGTACGATTCGTTGAACAGGTTGCGGAGGTTGCCGATAAAGTCTTCGGCAATCTCGGTGCGTAGACCGCTCTCAACAGCGAGACGGTTCTCCTGCATCCACTCCTCGACCACATAAGCGAGGTAGTCATCAATACGCTCAATTAGTTCTTCAGTAACAGCAGCAGTGTGCTCTTCTAGAAGAGTTTCGTACTGACCCTGAAGGCTTTCTTCAACCTGACGAACGCGCTCATTAAGGTGAGCCTCAAAGACGGTTGCAGCCTGCGACTTGAACTCTTCCGAGAGTTCACTGCCGCTGAACAGTGCGTCAATGTCTTCCTTCTTCATGGACGGCTTTTCAACCTTGCCGTTAGCGTCGCTCTTCTTGGCTTTGATGGTAGCCATGTTCTTGCCGCTAGCGTCGCCGGTTGGTTCAGCGATCTGTGCAGTCTTGCCGTTGGCAGTCTTGTACATCTTGTCGCTGGCGTAGTCCGAGACGGCTTCTTCCATCTTCTTCTTGAACTTGGCTTTAAGGAAAGCAGGCATCTTGCCCTTCTTGCCCTTGCCTTCGTCCTCCTCTTCTTCCTCTTCTTCCTCTTCTTCCTCTTCTTCGTCCTCGTCCTCGTCCTCGTCCTTGGCTTCGTCAATGGCTTCTTCGTCAAGGACTTCTTCCTCGACTACATCAAAGCCTTCGCCGTCTTCACCGTCCTCAACGATGTTCTCGTCCTCGTCGCCAGGACCAGGACCAACGTCCTTGGCATCTTCTGCCATGAAGGATTCGCCTAGAACAACCTTTCGGATTACATCTTCTATCTTGTCGTTTGCCATGACTGGATTCTCCTTGGTTCTATTTATGTATCTCTGTTAGAGTCTTGAGATGAAGTCCTTGAATACGCGCAGTGCCTGCTCTTCCAACTTATGAGCAGGCGTCTTTTCTATTACTTTCTTGTACCCCTCAATTACCACTGGCTTGAGAACTCCGTTTTCCCAAACCCATTCCCGACCTTCCATGATGCCGTTGACGAAAGCGTTGGGAGCCGAGGGGTCAGCCACAACATCAACAGCGGCAAGCATGAAGTCTTCCTGTACAACATTCACCCCGTCCTGTTCCTTAAGGGAACCCATGCCACGGGAAGAAACGCCCAGTTTCACGCCCTCGTCAATCAGATTGCGGACAATCTTGCCGTATGGGGTGTCTAGAATCTTGGCTTTGCCGTACACATCGTTTCCCTCAAGGCGCAAGTCCTTGATAAGGTGAGAAACGCGCTCTAGGTTCACGGTTGGACCTTCAGGGTGACCCAGTTCGCCCATTGCGCGATTGGTCTTCACGTATTCCTTTTGATACCGATCCAGTTCCTTTTCCATCACCGAAATGGGGTACACGCGACCGTTGCGATTCTTCGCTTCAGCCTGCATGAACACGCCTTCAATAAAGTAGTGCTTCTGACCGTCTTTGGTTTCGGTCAGGATGTTGATGTCCTGTACTGTTTCGGTGATGAGTTTCATTAGTCTTTCGCCTTCTTGTTGTACTGCTTCCAAGCGGTGGCGTACATCACACTCTTGCCCCGCTTGCCGTACTGCTTTGCAAACGAAGCCTTGGTCTTCTTGGAGCCTGTCATTTTCTCCATGCCTGGAGGCGAAACTTCGTCCAACTGCTCTCCGCCTTTAGGGGCATTGAACACCGCTTCACGCACAACTGCCTTTGCTTCTTCCATTGCCTGTCCTGCCTTGGTGTACAGAGCAGTGAACACGCCCTCTTTTGCAGCGGCGAAGTCCTTGGTTAGAAGTGCGCGGATAATGCTCTTGTTGATGTCCATGCGTGTCCTTTCGGTGCTGTACTGATTATTTAGTTATCGTCTGCGTTTGACTGGGTTTCTGTGTCTTCACCATTTGGAGAATCCCCCAAAATAGTGTTTGAAATAATCTGCCGTTCGCGCTCCAACCGCTCCCGCAGTTTGTCCTCAATGCTGCCGCGAATAGCGTCTCGGAATTCACTGTACGAAATATCTAGTTCGTCTCGCTTCATGGTGTACCTTTCAATCGTTTAAATCGTCTTCTTCCACTCCAGGAACTATCTCGCCAATGGTGACCTGTGGTGGCTCTACCCCAGTGTTTTCTGTTGGTGGGGCTGCGGCAGCAGGATCAGGCACTGCGCCCGCTTCAGGAGGTGGTGCTGCGCCTTCAGGAGCAGCAATTTCACCCTCTGCCTTTTCCTTTTCAATCTGCTTGTCCATCTGTTCAATGTCTTCGTCTGTTTGACGAAGAATGTGCTTGCGAACCCACTCACGGGAGAAGTACTTGCCCACAAAATCCTCTGCGTCACGACACGCAAGCAGACGCTCCTTGAGCACTTCATTCTCTTTGAGTTCACTAAAGTGGGAGTCTTTCGCAAACTGGAAGCGCAGTTTGTCTTCAATCTTTTCCCACTCGTCTTCTCGGATGATGCCCTTCAAGATCAACTGAACCCGCAGCAACTCCAAGAACAGTTCAGAGAACTTCATACGGAGGCGTTCAATGAACTTGAAGAACTTTACTTCGTCGCGTGATATTTCTGAAGCCTTACCAAGATTGAAACCTGTGGACTCCTCAAGCCGCGAAGTAGGCACGTTGAGTGATTGGAACAGTTTCTTTTGGAAGTACTTTACGTCGTCCATCTCGGACAGGTTCTGTCCGCCCTGTAGTGTGCTGATTTCCGTACCCTTGCCACCCTCACGACGAGGCATCCAAAAGTCTTCAAGCATGGACAAGTGCTTGCGACCGTCTGCAACCTCACCTGTGTTGGGATCGTACATGAGTTTGTTGCGGTAACGGTTCATTAGCCCACGCACATACTCTTCTGCCTTCTGCTTGGGCAGATTACCAACGTCCACATAGAACACACGACGCTCGGGTGCGCGAGTAATACGGTAGATCACCACTGCGTCTTCAATCATACGCAACTGGTTTAGTGCTTTGATGGCTTTGTGAAGATAGCCAATCACCTTTTTACGATACGAGTCGTACAGCCCCGAGTGTATAAAGCAAATAGAATCAGGGCTGATTTTCAGTCCTTCCATGCTAACGGCTGCGGAGTTTGGCTCCTTGTCGTTGTACACGTAGAACTCTTCAACTGAACTCACCACTTGTATAGCAGTGGGTCGGTTGTTTTGGTCTTTGACTAAAGGCTTCTTTTTGACGCTGCGGATCTTTCGGATCTTTACAGGGTCAATAGGGCGCAACTCCAGTATGCCCTTTTTCTTGTTCTTCTCGTCAATAATGATGTGGTAGTACAGGCGGCTGTCAATGTACCACTTGCGGAAAATCTCGTAACCACGACGAGAAAAGTCCAGTAGGTCTAAAATTCCGTCAAACTCTTCCTCAATCTTGTCACGGATAGACTTGGAGAGTTTAATGTCGCCCGTATCAATCTTTACGGTTTCCAGTGCGTCACCGTACACAATAGACTCGTTGCAGATGTCTGAAATGGCAGTTTCCACTTCAGGGTGGATTGCCATGTCTCGGTACTTGTGGATAAGATCAATGTCACTCTTGATTGTACCGTCAAAGTCAACAAACGCGCCGTAGTAGCCGCCCACTTCAATGGGCACTGCACCGTCGTCGTAATCAGGAGCAACAAACGAGGGCGACTTCCGCGCTTCTTCTTTGTCGGAAGTCGCCCCTGTTTTACCGATAGTGAATCCAAACAGATTGATTGGCATGAATATAGAATCCTGTCAAGAAGATTTGGATCAGAAACCGCTGCCGATGTTGATGCCTGCCTGTTGTAGGAGAGCCTGGATGTTTTCCTGTCCGGTTCCTGTGGCAGCAACTGCTCCGCCTTCAGCGGCTTCCCACCAAGAATAGTTCAGAGTAACTGGGAATTCTGCAATCTGATCGTTGTTCTCGTATGACAGGTCAATGGTTCCCACTTCACTGGGGAAGCAACCCACAAAGTTGTAGGTGCGAAGCGGTTCGCCGTCACGCTTCAACTGGGTCACCGACCAAGTGGGCATATACTGCATGAAGTTCACATCAGACACGTTTGAAACGTGGCTGTTGAATCGTGCACTCCAGAACTCAAAAGCCGAACGCAGTTTCAGATTTGCGTCTGAAATAATTGTCAGGCTCCAGTCTTGGAACGAGCGGTCGCCAGGAATCTTGATGCGGCGACCACGGTACGGTACTTCAATTGTACCCAATGAAGACGCAGGAATTTGCGCGGCTTTGCACAAGAAAGAAATGGCTCGTGTGTCCGAGAAACCAGGAATGGTTCCGTTCACCACGAACAGGTTTGTGCGTACACCACCGCCCGAGAAGGCGTTTACGAACCCTGAAATATTGTTGGTTGGTTCTACAGGCATGAGTACTCCTTATCTCTATCTATCTGTTCAGCCGCCAACTTCGTTGAAGTCCACACCAGTCTTCGTGGCGATGAAATTCAACTGGATGAAGTTGATGCTACGGGTGGGCTTGATGAAGATGTCAGCCACGAACTCGTTACGGTCGATTACCTCGCCCGTGTTGTTCGTTTCGTCGCAAACCACCTTGAAGTCGGTGATGCCGCGACGCTGCTGAACAGTCTTGAGGAAGGGCACAACAAGGTTCTTGAACTGTGCGCGAGTGAACGAATCGTTCTGCTCAAACAGGAAGAACTTGCTAGCCGTGGCAATTGCCTTCTCAAGAATGATGAACAAGCGACGGACATTGATGCGGTCAAAGGCTGAAGGCTTCGTCTGCATGGTCTTGTCACCAAACAGGAT